TTGGAAGGCACGATGAGGGCAAATGCTGGAGATTACATCATTAAAGGAGTAAAGGGTGAATATTACCCCTGCAAGCCAGACATTTTTGAGGCAACATACGAAGCATTCGAGTGATTAATAAAACAATTCGATTTGTTAAATAAGGAGGAAACCATAGTGAGTACATTGGAGATTGCAGAAGAAAAAGGTCTGAAAGACGTGCTTGTTTTTAGGCTTTGCGAATGCGATGCAGTAGCAGCATTCACGTTAGAAGAGGCGAAGTTGTGGTATACCGAAACGACAGGCATAACTGACGATGAGATGTACGATGATGGGGAAATCGAAGTTGTGTCACTTGATTATCAGGTCTACAAAGACGAAGATACGACAGACTTAATTTCTGTGCGAGAGATAGTAGAAACTCATTGGAATGGTGAGCCTTTTATCGTGTTTTCAACACTATATTGATGACGATTTAACATTTCATTACATTTGAGAATGGGGGAGAAATGGCATGGCAGTATACAACCTTTTACGGGTAGAGGATCGGCTTTACATCCACCTGGGAGCGGATGAGCACGACCCAGTTTATCAGTTGGCCTATGACGGTCTGCCAAACCGGATTGAGATCGGGGAAGCGGAAGTGGTTGGGACAGTGGAAATGTCGCCAGAGCAGCTGGAGAAGATTCGAGCTGAATACGAAAACGGCGGGGAATGCGGCTGGTGCGGGGAGATAGCCGCAAAATTGAGGCATCCCCATCTGTATGACTTTGCTCCGGGTGAAAAGATGTGCAAGAGCTGCTGGAATCATGATCGCGGCGTTTATCTGGGCAGCTACGGTGACGACATCGGGCCATACGATGAAAGCGACGATAGCAAGCAATGCGTTGTGTGCAGGCAATTCCGCGAAGGCAAGAAGCTGGTTACATTGGACAATGGTGATCCTGAGTGCGAGGAATGCGCGCAACATATGAATGATGCAAGGCCATAGAGGAGGGAACGGGATGCAAGCGGGACGTGACGCAGAAAAAGACTTGGCGATGTGTGAGGCAGCTACATCGGGGCCATGGGAATGGGGGATGCTGAACCGGTTCATCATGGGTGGAGATACTGTTGTTGCAAGTGTAGTCGACGGGGATGAGGTTACAGGACCTCATGTTTATCTGACAGATAATGACGCCCAATTCGTCACGGAGTTCCGAGAAGCGCTGCCGTACTGGATACAGCGAGCTGTTGCAGCCGAGGCAGAGGTTGAGCGCTTGAAAGCAGAAAACGTTCGTGTGGTTGCTCTATCTGGATCAGGATATGAAAAACTAGTGCAAACACTGCAATACATCGAGGATGAAACTAAAGATCCGGGTAGCAGATTATTTGCCAAGAAAGTGCTAAGGGAGATAAGAGCTGCTACTTAACATAAGAGAAATTGTGATGATTTGGGGGGTGTCTATTATTAGAAAAGCTCCATCGCTAGAAGAACAAGAAAAGCTGCGTAAACTGATCGAGAGCATGGGCCTTTGGGAAGTAGACAAGCTTCAGATAAGGTACATTTCTGATAGCTGGGTGCAGTTCAGTTGCGAAAAGAAAGTCTGCAACGGCCCTACAGAGTATTTAAATGTCCAGCACACTCTGATTGATAGGATTAAAGGCAGGTCTTTTGATGAAAAAGTAGAGACTGAGCTGAAAGAATTCGTGTCCATGTTGAAGCAGCGCAACGAAGAGATTCTTCGGTTACGTAGGAAAGAAGAGCAACTTCGCAGTTTGCTCTAAAGAAATTGTGAGGAGGAGGGCATACGCATGAAGTCGCATGAGGAAAAGAAATATCTGTATCGTATATTGGCCCAGACTGAAGGTATGACGATCACTGGCGAAACAAAAGAGGAGGTCACAGAAGCAGAAGCTATTGCAGACGTAAAGACAACCTTCCTCCATGAAAAGGTAGTGGAGGCTGGTGGATACAGGAACTTCGTGACCATTCCAATTTGCACGAAAGAAGAGTGGAGATTAGGGAATGTAAATTTTTGTCCTCGCTGCGGGAAACGGTTAGAAGATGTTGAGGACAATTATTTCAACGGTGAGTGCTTTGAGTGTGGAGCTGATTTAGACATATCCATAAATGTGGTGGTAAGTGTTTAACATACTATTTCAAGAGAAAAAGAAAAGCCCCCAAGCAGGGAGCCAAATGTGTGTTCGGATAACCACATTATATCACGGCTAAAGACAAGGGGGAACGGAAGATGAGCGCTGTTGAAAAAGATGAGTTTGTGGTAAAATATCCCTTAGAGAAAGGTGTACGAGTTATCGTGATTGAAGATGGGAACGTCGTCAAAAACGTAAAACTCGAACCGTTCCATAGCTACACCATCACCACGCAAAACAACAAAGCGATGGACGTAGTAAATACAGTAAGAGAGAGATTGCGTTAATTGAATAGAGCCTGACTGAAAAGCAGAGGGCGTCAGAATGTTCACCCAATACGGGTGTGTTCTGGCGCTCTTTTTATTTTGCCTTCGAGGAGGGACAAGCCATGGCAAAGATATACGAAATTATGAAAGAGAAACGGAAGCGCCAGCAAAAGCCAATCAGCTTTGCAAAGCACCTGGGCCGGGCCATAGAGCGATACAAAAGACCAACGCCAGCCAAGCCTGCCGAAGTAATGACCATCGATCAGATAAAGAGGCTGATGGGCGACACAGGAAAACGACAGTTCCTAAAAGATAAAAACAAGGCACGCAAATAAACGCACTGGGGAGGGGTTCTCATGCACGATTTGCTAAAAGAATACAAAGAGACCAGAAAAGGATTAAACGCCGCATATGAGGCGCGCAGAACGCTTGCTGAGACAGGAAATGAGGAAGCTATGGCTGAGCGTCAATTGATTGGTGAAATGCGTGGGGAAATGGAATGGGTAATCGAATGGCTGGAGACTGGAAGGCGACCTGGGAACAAACGCGGGATTGAGCGGCGGGCAGCTTATCAGCGTGAAAAGTTAATGGACCCAGTTCGCATGCAGGCGTTTGTAGATAGAGGCACCGCAGGAAGCCCGGTCAATCTTACTGAATGGCAGCGAGGACAAATTGAAGATGCACTGTGTGGATTGAGCGAACGGGAGCGAGAGTGCTATGTAATGGCGAACGGACAGTGTTTCTCTCATGCTGAGATAGCAAAGATGCTCGGCATTTCCAAAAGCAGTGTAGACACTCACATTAAGCGAGCGCAACAAAAAATATCGGAGCGCATGATGAACAGCCTTTTCCTTGTCGGATGAGGCTGTTTTTTGTCGTGCAGATGCCACCTATAAGTGAAAGGACTTTTTCTTTCGCGAACCCCTCCTACCGCCTGGGAAACTGGGCGGACCTTTTATAAAGAGAGGTTGAAAGATGGACAAATTAAAACGGATTGGGTGGCTTATACAACTTAAATGCAAATGTGATCCAGAAATTACACACATCATTACCGAGGCAGAGATTCGGGATGTGGATGGAGAAATTTCGGCTACAGTCTTTTGTCACGGGTGTAGAAGACCGCTATTGATTATAGAGGACGATGGACGCGTTTATGCGGTTGGTGACAGGTTACTATAGAATTCATCTTTACACAGAGCACCGAATGAGCGGGAGTGTGCCATGATCTGCATAAGCAGGGAGCCGCGCCATAATACATGTTGGGTCACTGCCAATACGTCGGTGCTGTGTGGAGAGATGGAATCACAATTTAACAGGAAAAAGTTTCTCTTTGTCGAAGAACGACAAGGGGAGGGATGAGCAATGGATGTAAAACAGAGATTAAGAACAATTCGTCAGTATCAAGTTCTGATTGATGATACTATTGAAATTTCACATCGAATGCTAAATATATCTAGGATAGATGGTAGAGAGTTAGATATACGCATAGTAACCGACCATATTGAATTCTTGGAACGCAAAAAAGAGGAGTTACAAGTAGAATACGATCAATTGGAGAAAGAATTGAATCAATAATAACTTGGGCGCCATTTGGTGCTCTTTATTTTTGAAAGAAAATATAATCAGGTGGTGGTGATCATGTAGTGGCAAGAGCCAGAGATCCAAGCAGAGACAAAGCATATGAGATTTGGCAGCGGGAAAACGGGGAAATCAAGCTGAAAGATATTGCCGACCGGCTTGGCATATCTGAGGGCACTATCCGCGGGTGGAAGAACAAGGACAAGTGGGAGTTGCCAGAAGACAAACCGCAAAAGCCTCCTACTGTAGAGAGCGAGTCAGAAGAAGACGACCTATATGAGCAAGCTGTCTGTATTGTGGTAGAAGCTCAGTCAGCCTCGGCTAGTCTCCTGCAACGCCGGATGCGTATTGGTTACACGAGAGCCGCGCGGCTTATTGAGCAGATGGAACGGAACGGAGTCGTTGGGCAATTCGAGGGCAGCGCACCCCGCAAGGTTTTTCAGAAAACTGCACCGATTTCCACATCAGCGATTCAAGATACCGTGCCAAAACCAAAGGAACGTTCCAATCAATCGGAACGGAACGCTCCAAACGTTCCAAAAGATACGGAACGTTCCAAACAGGTAGTGGAACGGAGTGATCCTCCGCCAGAAGAAGATAACGAAGACGGGTCTCTGACTGAAAAGCAGAGGCTTTTTGTTTTGGAATACCTTCATGACTTCAATGCTACCCGAGCTGCTATGGCTGTCGGCTACAGCAAGAAGACAGCGCATGTCATTGGCTGGGAGAACATTAGAAAACCTAATATCCAAGCTGAGATCAAGCGGCAGAAGGAAGCTATGGCGGATGAGCTTGGCGTGAGTGTCCAGCGCATCATCGCGGAGTACATGAAGATTGCTTTCGCTGACATATCAGAGTATGTGGAGTTTGGACAGCAGGATGTCCCAATGTTCACGGAAGAAGGCGACCCTATTCTCGATCCGAAGACGGGCGAACAAATGACCTATAAGCGGAATTTCGTTGCTTTCCGAAGTAGTGACGAGGTAGACGGCACCCTTATAAGTGAGGTCAAGCAAGGAAAAGACGGCGTCAGTGTAAAGCTTCATGACAAGATGAAAGCGCTGGCCGCTCTGGAAAAGTACCTTGGTTTTATGACGGAAGAACAGATCTTGAAGATCGAGAAAATGAAATTGGAACTTGGAAACTTGCGTGGAGATACCGAAGGCGATGCCCATGCTCAAAACAGTGGGTACGCTGAGGCTTTGAACGTGCAGGCGGCCGATGTGTTTGCGGATGAGGTGAACAAAGATGGCGAAGAAGCATAAGCGCACCACCTCGTTCAAGTTTCAACCATTTAGCCAGAAGCAAAAGAAACTACTCATGTGGTGGACTGACAATAGTCCCTATCGTGATTTCGATATGGTGATCGCGGAGGGAGCTATCCGCTCAGGGAAAACCATAGCAATGATCGATTCATTCATCACTTGGTCGCTGGCGAAGCATAAGCATCAAAACTTCATTTTAGCCGGGAAATCGATGGGGGCGCTCAAGCGGAATGTCCTGGAGCCAATGTTTCAGATCCTCACGGCTAAGGGGATCGACTACCACTATCACCGCTCAGAGAATCCGCATGTCATCATTGGTACGAATACCTACTATCTGTTCGGGGCCAACAACGAAGCAAGTCAGGATACTCTGCAAGGGTTGACGGCAGCAGGTGCGTATCTGGACGAGGTTGCATTGTTTCCGCATTCATTCGTCGTTCAAGCAATCGGACGTTGCTCAGCTGAGACGGACGGCAACGGTGCGAAGATATTCTTCAACTGCAACCCTGCAGGGCCGTATCACTGGTTCAAAACGGACTACATCGATAAAGCGCACGAAAAGAAGATTCTTCTTCTCCATTTCACCATGGATGACAATTTGAGCTTGTCGGAGAAGGTCAAAGAGAGATTTCGCCGGATGTTCAGCGGCGTTTTCTTCAAGAGGAACATACTTGGTCTATGGGTAATGGCTGAGGGCGTCGTCTATGACATGTTTGACGAGGATGTTCATGTGGTTGATGACCTCCCTGCTTCATTCGATCGTCTATTTGTAGGTGGAGACTATGGGATCAATAATCCAACGGCGTTCTTGCTCTGTGGGCAAAAGGGGAAAGACTTTTTTGCGATCCGGGAGTATTATTTCGACTCTAAGAAGGTCGGAAAACAGAAGACAGTTGGCCAATTGGCTGAGGATTTCCTGACGTTTAGAGGGGACGATCTACCCGAGGTGGTATTTCTCGACCCATCTGCAGCCGCGCTGATTCTCGAATTGAAACAGAAAGGCGTTACCAATATCAAAGGCGCTGACAACAGTGTGATAGACGGAATCCAGCTCGTGCAGAACTTGCTCACGAGCAACGGAGGCCGTCTTTTTGTTCATCGGTCCTGCGTCAACCTGATCCGAGAGTTCTTCTCCTACCTATGGGACCATAAAGCTCAAGCAAGGGGAGAGGACGAGGTAATAAAAGAGAACGACCACGCGCTGGATGCATTGAGGTATGCCTTGTTTACAATCTGGCACCTGCTTCGTAAATCAACTGTACGTGAAGAAAAACGCCGTGAAGGGAAAGGAGGATGGATATGATGGGTGGCGTTACACAAGAGAGTCAGGACGGTCGAGCGCAATGGATACCGATTGGTAAGGCGGAAGAGGCGCCAGCCAGCCAGCAGTTGCCATCAGACAAATTCCAAGGTGATTACGAACAACATGGTCTGATTGTGCCAGTGATCACGCCTACTGCATATGTGGAGGTGGTGAAGCAGAGCAGCATCATCCCTCAATGTATCGATGCGTATAAGACAAATATCACTGGGTACGGCTGCACGCTTGAATATATGCCAAACGAATCGGATAAGACCGCTAGGACAGAATGGGACATCGCGGAGCGGTTTCTGCTCACGGCCAATCTGGAAAAGTCTATCGAGCAGCTGCTGGGCGAACTGGTGGAAGACCTTGAATCTTGCGGCAACGCCTATCTGGAGGTTTCCCGGGGCGGCGGACTACCGGCTTTATACAGGATACCGCCACAAAACATGCGATGCACCCGTGAGGAAAAGCGGGAGACGATGAAGTACAAACGTCTCATTCAGGGGAAGGTAGAGGAATTCACCCAGGAGAAGTGGGTCAGACGATATGCGCAGAAACGAGGGAACAGCATTGTCTGGTTCCGTGAGTTTGGCTCGCCGGGCGATGGGAACGAGGTCATTCATTTAAGGATCGGGAATGGCGAATATGGTGAACCGCGCTGGTCTGGAAATACCCCTGGCATTCTTGGAAGCCGCCGTGCAGAGGAATTGAACCTGAATTATTTCCGGAATGGTCGTATGCTCTCCATGATCCTGTCGGTCATCAACGGCCAGCTCACCCCCCAATCGATTGCTGCTTTACAGGGAGCCAAGGGAGAAAACTCGCAAGGGGGCATTCTGTACCTGGAAGTTGAAGGATTTGAGAAGGGTCTCATTGGGGATGAGAAAGAGAAAACGGAGGTCAAGCTGGACAAGCTGAACGACCTTCTGCAACAGGATGCCTTGTTCATCGATTACAACAAGGACAAGCGCAAGGAGACCCGTTCCTCCTTTCGTCTGCCACCGATCCTCACGGGTGAGTCAGACGATTATAACCGGGCGACAAGCGATAACGCGCGAAGGATTGCAGAGGAGCAGGTATTCAACCCTTATCGAGACTGGCTCATGAATGAAATTTTCAACAAACGGCTGTTTCCGTCCATTGGTGTCTACCGGGTCAAATCCGTTCTGCGCGGGCCGGAGATATCAGATCCAGACGAGCGCAAAGCCATGTTGGATTACCTGGCTGATAGAGGCATTTTGCTGATCCGCGACCTGATTCCGATTGCAGAGGAAGTCCTCGGAACCGTCATCGATGAGGGCCGTTACGCGGAGGGATATCTGGATACACCTATCGCACAACTTGCTCCTGCAGCTGATCAGTTCGGGGGCGCAGAACTTGTCGAAGACCCAGAGGAAAGGCTGGCTACTATTGCGAAGCGCATGCTGCGGGAGACGGGGGAGCGGCACCATGTGTGATCGATGCCTCCGTTTGATTGTCAAGGCAGACGATGACGACTTTCTTGATAGCTTGGAACTGACCCACGCGGAGCGACAGTTGCTTGAGAAACTGTACAAGGAAGGCGAGGAGTCGATTGCTGATCTTCTGGAACTACAGGGAAAGGCGCTCGACGAAGCTATTCAGGAATTGAGTGAGGAGCTTGCCGCAGATTCTGATGAACTATGGAAAGTAATCCTACAGATTCAAGATGGCGACTATTTTCAGGATAAGTTCGAGCAGGTCGTTTACGATGCGTTCATGCCGTTGTTCAACTTGGCTGGTGAATCAGAAGCAATAGGGATCAACACAGATGCCCAGTGGGAGCAAGAGAACAAAGCAGCAGCCAAATTCGCCAAAAAGCTGAAGAAGCTGGTGCCAGCCATGAATAACACATCGGCTGATCGCATGATTCGTTCTTTCGAAAAGGCTATTGGGGCGGGCAAGACCCCTGCGGAACGGGCTGTCCTGGTCAAAGAGGTCAGCAAGCAAGCTGCAAGCGGTGAAGAGGGGCCATTTAACATGAATCGAGCTGTTACCGTAGCCAGAACCATTTCAACGGCAGCAGCCAATGGCGGCAAGTTGGAGGGCTGGAAGCAGTCTGGCCAGGTGAAGAAAAAGCGGTGGCGTGCAGCAAATAACAAACGGACGCGTAAAGACCATCGTGAAGCCAATGGTCAGACGGTAGACATCGATAAGCCATTCCGCGTAGGAGGTGAAAAACTCATGCATCCCGGAGACCCGGCAGGAAGTGCAAAGCAGATTGTGAAGTGCCGCTGCACTATGCAGGCTGTATTTTGATAGAGAGGAGGTGTAATGAACATGACATATGCTTTAAAAGATGCAAGGATAACCCACATTTCTCTTGTGGACAAAGGCGCCAACGGTCGCCCATTTGCCATTATCAAGGAAGAGGGAAAAGAAGCGTTGCAAAAAGATATCCGCATCGCAAAGACAGACACAGCCAAGCAGATTGTCTACGGCGTTGTATATGAGCCGGACGTTGAGGATGCCCACGAAGATCAGATGACGGAAGATGAAATCGAAAAGGCTGCTCATATGTTTATGGAGAAACAGCATACCTACAACATCGACAAACAGCATGATCTGGACGCAGACAAGGGATTTGTCGTTGAATCCTATATCACTCCAGTGGATATGAAACTAGGTGATCAAGAAATCAAGAAAGGTTCCTGGGTGGCAGGTGTAAAGGTGACGGACGCTGATACATGGGAACAGATCGAAAAAGGCGAGATTACTGGGTTCTCCATGTGGGGAGTCGGGAAGCGCGAAAAAATCAAGGAAGCCTCTTCTGGAACCGAGGATGAATCGGTAGAGAAGGGGCTTTTACATTCCATCGCTAAGGCGTTGACTCGCATTGTCAAAGGCGAAGTGAAAGACAAATATGAACGTAACAAGAAGTCAAACGACTTCTGGACTGCTTGGAGCTCGTTTTCGGGTACGATTCAACGTTACAACTACCATACTGATCGGTACGAATTTGAGAGCGACCCTGAAAAGGCACGAGAAGCCATTCAGGATTTTTCCGACATCCTACAAGAGATTCTCGGAGCTAATGACATAGCGAAAGCGCTGGGCAAGCCTCCAGAAGAGATCGCAAAGGTGGGCAGAAAACTGTCAGCGGCTCGTCTGGACAAATTGAAAGAAGCACATTCCGCCATTACCAATCTGCTGACAGAAGTAGAGGACAAGGCGGAAGACGAGGAGGACGATGACGTGAAAGCAGAAGACATTCAAAAGGCAGTATCTGCCGCTTTGTCTCCCATTACAAAGCAGTTGCAGGACCTGCAAACAGAAATCACAGAGTTGAAGAAGGAAGAGGGTGGAGAACAACCAGAGAAACCTGCAGCGTCAGGTGATCCAGAAGTTAATGCTCTTTCTGATGCTATTCAAAAAGCGTTGGAACCGATCACTAAACAGATGGAGACACTTTCAGCCGATGTGCAGCTAGTTAAAAATAATCGGGGACCAAGCGGTCAACCACCTGCAGAAACAACAATCATCAAAAGTGAAGTACCAAGCTACATCCGAATGATGAATGGAGGCCAATAAGATGACAGCCAACAACCAACTGATTTCAAAAGAACAGCAGCTTGCAACCATCCGTAAGTCAATTGATCTGCCCATGCCAAAGAAAGAAGCAGAAGCCTTTCTTGTTGACACACTGAAGAAGGCGACCACACTTCCAAAACTGAATACCAAGTACACGGACACTCCTGCGGGTAAGCTGCAAAGATTGAAAGTAAAGTCTCGTCAGATTCGGGAGCATACAGGATCTGAGGAACCAGCGGGTACTGGCGGCATCTCCACTCCAGACGTACCGTATGCCGTAAAAAAGGTGTTCTGGGATGAATGGCTCAAAGATGATGACGTATGGTATAACGACACAGCACGCGGAGACGATGTTGAGACCAAAACCATTGATCTGGTACAAGGACAGTTTGGGGTAGATATGCAGGACCTGCTCTTCAACGGAGATACTGCGGCAAAACTGCCAGACGGAACAACTGCTGATCCGTTCCTGTCCGTTATGGATGGATTCGTGAAGAAAATGAAGACATCCACATTGAAAACGGACCTGACCACAAACGAGCCAACCATCGACGATTTCGTCAACCATGTACTGCTACTGGATGAGAAATACCTCAACATGACGGACCTGACGTGGATCATGTCGCGCCGGACGTACCAAAAGCTGGTCGCACTCATTCAGAAGCGCCAGACCGCACTTGGTGATGTCACATTGGTAAACGGCAAATTGACGGAGATCGCAGGCTATCCAATCGAGGTTGTCCAATCACTACAAACTGGTTTCGTCGCCTTGACGCCATTAAGCAACTTGGTGCCAGTGTTTACGCGTGATCTTCGCTATAAGCGCACAGCGGACGGCGCAACAGCAGCCATCAAAGATGCCACCTACCATATTCTTTTTGGATATGCTGATGCGGCAGTGCTGGAGACGCAAGCGGTTGCTTGGATGACAGGTACGAAATTGTAGGAATGGGGCGAAGTAGATGAAAATCAGATACAAGCACGATTCTGGCGCTCTGCACATTGGTGGGGGGCGCTTCTTCCATTCAGGTGAGACCTACAATGTCAGCGATAAAGAGTGGAAAGACCTTGAGGGGTACGAAGACCTTGAGGTTGTAAAAGAAGACAAGAGATCCACCTCTAATACACAATCCGTTGCCACGAGTGAACCATCAACGGATACTCCTGCAGGTGATTAATCATGCTAATACCGGAGCAGGTAAAGCAGCAGAGTAGCACGCGGGCCGTTCAGGAAATGACTCCTGAGCGGCTTTCCTATCTCATTAACGAGGCAAAGGTGCGCATTGAGCTGTTCACGTCCCGGTCATTTGCAGACGAAGACAGTCGCCTAGAGGTGGCCCACTTCCGTCTGGTGGAGGCAATGGCTTTAACGGACAATGACGAGACTCTCGGGGCTGAGGCGCGAGGTATTACTTCCGAATCGGATCAGGGCTATTCCTGGTCGGTGGATAGAGCGAACGTTACAACAGGTAGCCCACTAGTCGATTCCCTATTACGGCAGTGGATGGCCTTTACGGCTGAGGCGACTGACGGTGGTAACGTCAAGGCGATGGTGCTATGAACCACCGTATGAATGATTTGATCGTTCTGAAACGAACAGAAACTGGGCAAGATGAGCGCAACCGCGTGACGACTACAGAACTACCCCCGCGCCAAGTAACGGGCTGTATACGGGCCGTAGAATCGTCTTGGCAACGCCCGGCGAATGCCGACCCAGTGACATGGGAGTACAAAGCAACGCTCGGATTTCTGCTGACTGAAGATGTCAAGAAAGATGATGTCATCGAGCTGCCAGGACACGGAGATTTTGTGGTCGTCACTGTGACGTCTGGCCGCCGTCTCTTGTCAGTTGTTGCTCTCCAAGAGAAGCGGGGTGCCGAATAGTGGATTTCCGTGAGTTTCAAAAACGCATGGAGAAGCTAAATCGAAACACTCCTGAAATCATGGAGCGCATCATGTATCAACTCGGGGAAGAACTGCTCAATCATGTAATCGACGAGTTGGGAAGCCAGGACCTGATCGACACCGGGACCCTTTGGAATTCGTTTTCTCAGGGAGATCAAAATAACGTCTGGGAATTTGATGGCGACCGCAACACGCTGTCACTTGAAGTCGGATCAAATCTGACTTATGCGGAATATCTCAACGATGGCTATACGATCGACAAGTCCTATTTCGTGCCCGGCTACTGGAACGGAGTGGGCAAGTTCATTTATGACCCATCTGCAAAGGGTGGGTTTATGGTCAAGCCGCGCAGTTTCATAGGTAGGAAATACTTTGACATAGCTCTGCAAGACTTCCAGGGCGGCATGCAGGCGCTACTGCAAAAACTGCTGCAGGCTGAGATGGAAAGGATGGTGAAGTGATGGAAAACCGTGAATTGTCCTGCGTAATCGATCTGATTAACGAGGCATATCCTGACCTCGCCATCTTGGACAGCTTGGATGTGTGGTTATCAGGTAAGTTTACTCCTCCAATGGCTTTTATTCAGACCCAAGAGGTATCTGAGCGCGGCAACACTCTGACGTCGTACAAAATTATCTCCGACGCTGGGATTGTGTTGCATCATCGAAAGCGGAAGATCGGCGGGCAAGAGGTGTATGAGCCGATATCCACCGAGCCACTGCGGCAGTTGCTCCGCCGCGAACGATACAGCTACCGTGGTAAAACAGATGGATTGTACATTGACATCGACAACACATCATTCCGCATCCGGTCTGACAAAAAAGACCGAACGGAAATCATCTTTCGGTTTGAATATAAGGTTGCCATCCCGCGCCCGCAGGTGGAGAAGATCAATACATTTGAAATCGAGGAGGACTGGTCGTAGTGGCACGCAAAGACCAACCAGCAGATCCCTCTGAGCTGACACGTACCAGAAAAGAATGGATAGAGAGCGCAACATACTTCAAGGCAGAACGCTTCGAGGTGGCAGGCGCTCTTTTTGATGTTACAGACCATGGAGCAGTAGCCGAAAGTGAAGTTAGAAAGCGGTTGTTCAAATACAAAGGCGGTGAGTAACTATGACAATTCAACGTGAACGACCGGGGGTAACGGTCGAATTGATCGCAAAAGCAAAGGAGCGTGTTGTACCAAAAAGCGGCGTTGTCCTGGTGCCCTACCAGGCTGAGTGGGGGGCACCTGATACGATGGTCAAAGTGACTGGGTATGACGAGAGGATCGCGGAAACGTTTGGCGAGGTTGACTCAATCGAGCTTGCAGCGGAGGGTGGGGCAACCATCATCGGCTACCGTATGACAAATGGAAATGCCGTAAAGGCGGCATATTCACAGGCTGATGCTATCAAGATCGAAGCTTTGTATCCAGGAACAAAAGGAAACAGCATCACAGTATCGATTGCAACCTCGACAGCAGAACCGGGCAAAAAAGAGCTGCAAGTGAAGGGACCAATCAAGACCGAGAAGTTTTCTTTTGTGGATGTTGTAGAACTGGAAGCAAAAACAACACAATCGATCTATGTCCGTGTTTCAAAAATCGGAGATACGGCAATTGCGGATATTGCGGAGACTCTCCTGACAGGAGGCGTCTCTGGAAATGCTGGTCTGACATCGACTGATGCTACCAAGCTATTCACAGTGGTATCTGGCGCGGATTTTGACGCAATGCACTTGCCGTTTGATGATCCGGCTGTCCAGGCGGCAGCTAAGCAGTTTATGAGCGACCGACGAACACTGAACAAAAAGCTCAGCACGCTGGTCATCGGTGGTGGTAGCAACGACGATGAGAACATGACCAAGCATACCGAGCGCTCTGTCTCTATGAATGCCCGATACGTCGTCAATTGTGCGATTGCCGGGCAGCATAACAATGGGAAAATGTACGGTAGCCTTCAATGGGCAGCATGGGTGGCAGGTATGATTGCAGCTACCCCTGCTCACGAATCGTTCACAGCCATCGTTGTACCGTTGAAAAAGGCGCTCAAGGATTGGGGCCACACGGAAATTCTGAATGCGCTCAGTACCGGAACGCTTATTGCCACACGAGACGGCGATGTGTACATCATCGAGAGCGCCGTCAATACACTCTCTGTCATCGGCACTGATGAACGCGAGGATTACGGAAAAATTCGTGTGAGCATGACGCTCGATCAAATCGTCAACGATTTAATGACAGTTGGCAAGAAGTACAAGGGAAAACTAGCCAACAACGATTTGGGAGGCGCGGTTTTTGTGGGAGCTGGACAAGCCTACTTGCAGGTCCGCGAGCAGCAGGGTGCTATTGATACGGGATGGACCTTTACGGACTTGAAAAACGGTGTGGGAGACCGCCGGGGCTTCTTGTTGTCGGCCAAGCCTCTGGATGCCATCGAATACTTCGACATCGACTGGGAGGTGCTGTAGTTGGCAATTGCACGCGATATCAAACTGAAAAACTGCCAAGTCTATGATGAGAACGGCGATCCCATCTATGGCACTCTGGAGGGAAAATTTATCCTCAAAGTGGAGTACGGAGACACTGTCCGGCTGCAAAAAGGGAAAATCCAGACTATCAACGACTGGCATGTTGAAGTCACCCTGACTATCACCGCAACAAATGCGGCGCTGAAGTATTTCTGCGTGGATCAACTGACCAGAGGCAAGACACCCGTCCTGCCGTTCTTGATCGGGGAGACGCTGGACAAAGAGGCGGGCAATACAGAGCGCGTCCGTATCTCCAACATTGTGCTAAATCCCGAGGAACTGACGCTCTGGGAAGCCAAAGCTGATGGCAACGATAACGCCACATACGAAATCAAAGGCATGTCGAACGAAAAGCCGGACTATCTGGACGAGCTGCCTGAATACACCGAATAGGGGGAGAACATATGAGTAAGCTTGAGAAGTATCTAGCAAAAGCACAGGAGCCAGTGCAACGTCGTACTGGCTCTGTCTCCATTTGCGGAGACGAGTGGAGCGTCCGTGAGCTAACGATGCCAGAAAGCCGGGAATGCTTCCGTTTGGCTGAGGATGTAAACGGTCGGTTTGATTCCTTCCGGTACAATGATGTCCGCATCGTGAAGGCTACTGAACACGAATTCCCATGGAATAACAAGGAACTGTTACTCGCATATCGTGCCAAGGACAAGTTCGAACTACCTGTGAAGCTCTTCGAGCGAGATCCAGTAGGATATCAGGCGTTGCTGGACAAGGTCAACGAAGTAAATTCGAGGGTAAAGTCAGAGCAGGAAGTGGTTGAAGACCTAAAAAACTCATCCGAACCGACGGAGAATCAAGCCATCTCTGTCGGGCATTCCTCAACGGACGGGGAAGACCAGCCGATATCTTAGAATACGAGGTGGACTTCTACATGCAAAAGCTGTTCATTATGGCTTGCCAAGCGGTAGAAGCAGAAGAGATAGAGAAGGCACAGCAATAGCCTTCTCCACAATTAATTTTCGTGAGAGGTGATAACGAATGTTCCTTTCCGAACAACGAATTCGAGAAATCGTGCGGGAAGAGATAGCAAATCAGCGTAAGGCTGACATCAATACAACCGTTAAGATAATGCAAGATCCAATCCTGTCTGAAAAGATAAAAGAAAGAGTTATTCAGTCTCTGACTGATTCGCTTGAAGCTGCTTGTGATACTCCATTACGGCATACGTAGCTAATCTTGCTGCGAGTTTGGTCACTGATACCGCCAATTCACTCTCGGGATTTTTGAGAGTACTGATGTGCTTTTGAATAATTGCATCTTCAATAGCTTGAAAATCAATATCTTTCATTTTTAACACCCCCTTCCAACATTAACCATTCAACGAGTTGGATAGAGAATCCTGTCGGAGAAGGGCTGCCCTTCTCCCTTTTCCCGAGCGGGTGACGGCTGGGGAGTCGAAATTTGTCGTTTGTTCCCGATTTGTTTGGACTGACTCGAAATTTGAGGTGGGGTAGAATTAAGGGCGGGAGGGGAAAGTCCATATGGCAAAAATATCATTAGAAAAACCACAATTTAGATTTATGAGTCTCATTAAAATAATCTTTGGGTTGTTAGTAATCGCTGGGTCAGTGTTTGCGGGAATCATTTTTTCTGTCTTCGGTCTCTTCATTATAGGTATACCAATTATGATCTTGGGTTCATTAGGTGCCATTCCGATATTTCGAGAAGCAAGGAGACATAGCAAATTCTGGTGTACAAGATGTGAAAAAGGAATAGTGGTTTATAAGTACGAATACAAAGCAGTTTGTCCAAGGTGCCGTGCGGGTTTTCATATAGATTGGGAAGCATGAACAGAAGGTGACTAATATGGTCACCTTTTTATTTTTTTAGGGGGGAATAGGATGGGGGCTGTCGTAGGAATCACAGCGTATTTACAAGCGAAAAATCAGATGTCGCCTGAGATACAGAGGGTTGTTAAATATTCAAAGAGCGCGACAAAAGAAATACATCAACTTGACGATGCTACACAAGACATGATCAAGGAAATGCGAAAAATTAAACAGGCTGCTGAACAAAACGAGCGAGGTTTTAAGCGCGAGATGGACAAAATGCAGCAAGAGGTACAGCAGTTAAAGCGACAGTTGGGGGGGCTTGATTCGATAAGGGTTTCCCCAAAAGTTAACATTGATGACCAAGCCAGACGTGAGATATCCGCTATTCGTCAAGAAGTTAAATCCCTCGATGGAACAAAAGCAAAAGTGGAAATTGAAGCGAATTCCGGAGCAGGAGGAGAATTAGCAACAGGAGGAATAATTGGTGCAGCAGCAGCTTACACAGGGGCAGGATTCATTGATCGGTTAACTTTGGAAACTCAAGCGAATGCTAGGCGCTCTCTCCTTGGTGATACTCCAGAAGAAATACTACAATTCCAGCAGCAGTCTCAAGATTTTTCGATGATCAATCCAAATGTTGATAGAACACACATTAAGGATTTAATGACTCAAGCAACAAGGTTCGATCAAGTTAATGGAGCTGATATCACAAGGCAATCTCTTCAACTTAATGCAATTCGCCCAGACTTGGGGGGCGTTGAGGAATACCAAAGAACTATGTTTGCAATGCAACAAGCGTGGAAGGAAATAACAGATATCGGACGGTTTGGAGATACACTTGCCGAGATAGCAAATACAACCACAGACATCCGTGGAGAGGCGTTAGATTCAATCGTAGAGTACAGCACTCAGGTTACAAAGTTCTTGGATACACCTGAAAAACTCGCGGAACTTACAAAAGAAATGAACAATCTCTGGTCCATCGATAAAGGTTTTGATGCACTGAAAGAAGCAACAATTAAGCTGGATAATCAAGGCGATATGGTTAATGTGCTCAAAACAGCCTACGAGGCACAAGGTTTGGAATCAGACGTTGCTCAAAAGCGTGCTGAGAATGAATCTAAAACCATCGCGACAGCGATCCACTCAGAAAATACAGCAGACAATCAGTTTGCAGTAGCGGCTTTGTTACAAACATTTGGCGGAATCCAAGATCAGAAAGTAAGACAAGAGCTCTTGAATGAATTGGGAGCGGGTCCTGGAGAAGATATCTCTAAGGCGTATGCTCCATTATTGCAGGCTGCTGGACGAATCGGAATGACTGACGCCAGTCAATTTAACTATCAGGGGAGATTGGACCAGACATTCAAGAAGTATCAGGACAACGATCCTTTAAGGGGATTTATTGAGGCCAAAACAATGCTATCGAATGAGCTAACGAGTTTAGGATTACTTCTCGCTCAGGATCTAGGCCCGACTGTTAAAGATATCGCTGAAGGGATCAAAAAAGCAAAAGACCTGATGGACCGCGCTCCGATAGAAGCCACACTTACAGGGATGGGGCTTATAGTTGCTGGTGTCACATATGGGTTATGGAAGTTCAAGGTTGCATTGGCAGCGGCTGAAGCGGCTGCCATAAGACGAGCGCTCGGTGGCGGTATGCCTGACATCGACTTACCAGACGGACCAGACAAAAAAGGTAAAGGTGGAAAAGGCGGTAAGGGCGGCAAACGTCAATGGTGGAATCCCTTAAGCTGGGGAGGAAAAGAAGTGGCACCAAAGAAAAATTGGCTTTCCTCAAAAGACGCGGCGGATATGGCGTTTGGTAAAGGAGCACCCAAAGAAATACCGAAGTCTGGTTGGAAAGAGACGTTAAAAAGCGTTGGGGGTTTGCTTCCGAAAGGTGATGCCATCTTGCCGGGTATTAAAAGTGCATGGGAAGGAGTTAAATCCGTAAGTGGTAGTCTATTTCGAAAACTACCATTCATAGGAGCTGCAATAGGTGCAGGTCAAATCCTTACGGCAGATGACAAACTGGACATGGCGGGCAAAGTGGGTTCAGAAGCGCTTGGAGGTTGGGGAGGGGCAGCAGCAGGTGCTGCAATCGGCTCAGTGGTACCAGGTGTAGGTACTGCAATTGGAGGTATCGTAGGTGGGATTGCTGGTGCATTCGGTGGAGGAGCGTTATTTGACAAGGTGAAATCGTGGTGGAGCGATGCACCAGCAGCACCACCTGATGAACCTACGCCTGTGGCTCCGTCTTCCGCACCAGTACTTGGGCCACCAATACCTGTTGTGTCGCCAGTGAAGAAGCAAGAAGAGAAGCCGAAGCTGACCTCTCTGACCATTTCCGCCATGCCGATCACTCTGAAAGCGGATGGAGTGCTACAGGATGTTGCTGGCATGCTTCGTTTGCTTCGAGATCCAACGGTTTCGAACGAGATTAAAAGAATCGTGGAAAAAGCGTTTATCGACTCGCTTGAAACAAGCGGGGGTGTGACGACATGATACGCCTCCAAGGCAAGTATCGCCTGACCTTTCCGGTCACACCAGGTGAAATCGAATTTCGCGGGTACGGAAACGATACAGAAAGTACGACGAGCATCACATTACGAACAGGCAATCGCATTTCCGGCAGCCGTCCCAAGTCAATCTCGTTTGAGTTTTTCCTTCCGGGAGATATCGAAGCGGATTATATCGAGGTACAAGGTTATCAGGGACCGCGTGCTTGGCTTGCAGGCATAGACCTGTTGGCAGGATCAGAAGTCCTGCTGACAATAGATGAGCTCGATTTGGCGTGGAATGTTTTGATCGGGGCTGTAGACGGACGCTTTATAGGTAAAAACGTCGATTATCACGGATCGATCGAGCTGCCGCTGTTTGTAAAGGATGAGTTTGTTACCTGGAGCAATCAGACACAGGTATTGAGCCCCAGTAGTGTGGTTGCAAAACAGCAGTCTGCGAGGCCAAACACGAGCGGCAAGACTGGCAAAAAGAAAAATAGTGATTCACTGATCGATCCAGCAATGCAAGCCATTCAACGCGATCGCATCGATAAGAAAATCCAAGACTTCAAACTTTCGCGGGTGCAGTGAGGTGGCGAGGGCATGAAAGTCATCTACGGAAAAGAAACTACACGGTATGACCTGACCAACCATGTGCTGGATTTGTCCTGGTCTTCGGCGCGTGGACAGATTGCTCAAAGTGTTGATTTCAAAATCAAGAATGCCCCGCCGTTACAGTCGGCGGGCTTTTTAATGGTCTTTTCCGGTTACGAGTTGAAGGAATCGCAGCAGTTTTTCCATGGCCCGATTGTGCGATTTGATCGTGATAACAAAACAGGCGACCTGTCTGGCACTGCTTACGAGCTAGGCTGGTATTTGCAGAAGAACGAAACATCACGCATGAAATTGAATGGAGACGCGGGCAAAGAGTTGGAGAGGATCATCAAAGCAACTGGAATAAAATTCAGTTGTCCAGCCTTTGGCTTTGAAGTAAAAGACCGGCTGGGAGCACAAACTTATACCTCTCTTTTCACATCGCTGACGGAGCAGGCTTACGACAAAACAGGCTTCCGGTACTTTGTGCAGCATCAGCGAGATAAGCTGATGGTCCTGCCGGAGGGGGCAAACAGCGTGATACCGATGTTCCGGGCCAGCATATTGGAGAGCAGCACCACGGGCGAAAGCATCGAGGAAGTGTACACCGTTGTTACAGTGGAAAAATACAAGGATGATAAGGTTTCCAGCAGTGTTACAAAAGAAAATGCAAACCAGATCAAGCAGATTGGTCGGATGCAGAAGGTGATTGATGCTGGAGAAGAAAAGAACCTGGGTTCTCTGGCCTCGAAACAGTTGGCAAACCTATCGAAAATATCAAGTACACGCTCAATCACTGTCAAACACGAGGACGACAGTGCAGCCCGGCTGCGGGCGGGATGGCTCATCAAGATACAAGAGAAAGACAATGTGACTATCACGGATTGGATAGTCACGAGTTGCAATGCTCGTTGGAAGGGCAGGCAGTACACCATGGACCTGCAATTGGAAGGGAGGGGATAGGCATGCATTCTGTAATAGCCAAGCTGAAAGGCCAGGCCCAAGACGGCCTGCAAAACACACAGGGCGAGTTTGGCGTGCTGCTGTCGCTATCGCCCTTGTCTGTAAAATTGGACGAGGACCCAGAGCCACTGGAAGAGGACGAACTGGTCAAGTTGAACCCGACGTCCTGGCTGCTGGAGGATGTAGGCAAGAAAGTGGCACTGCTGCACTGTACTAACGGTCAGTACCTTCTGCTCGGGGTGGTGGGGTAGATGTTTCCTGAACTGGATGGCGAAGAATCGCAGTTGGTGCAATCGCCAGATAACCCGATCCCGTGGACATACAAGTTTGATTGGGTAACCAAGCAACTATTGCAGGGACCTGACGGGAGGTACATCAAAACAGCCACGTACGCTGAGTACCTGGAAGAGGTAGCAAAAAAAATCCTCAACACACGCCGTTTTCGCTATGAAATATACTCTGAGCGGTATGGCGTTGATTTCCTTTATGAAACAGGACGTATGCAGTCTGGTATCTCTCTTCCTGTCATCAAAACACAGGCTCAAGAAGCGCTAGAGGCTCATAGTGAGATCGAGCGGGCCGAAGTGGTTGATATCAAGTATGAGGGCAGTCGTATCATTTTTTCACTGGAGATAGAAGGAGTAAGGGGTACAACCAGGACGGAGGTAGACGCATGGCAACGATAGACAGACCGGAAATGCCCGTCTTGCAGGAAACACCTGACCAGATTTATCAGCGGATGGCGAACCGGATGACTCTGCTTGCTGAACAGAGGGGCGATACGCCACCAGCAACGGGGGAAGGGGAAATCTTTTACGATTTGCTCTACCCTCTGGCTGTGGAAATTAGCGAGCAGCAACAGCTATTTGAGTATGGGTTTTTGCAGAGGTTTCTTCCCTGGTCAGACGGCGAATTTCTGGACGCGACTGGGGTGTTTTTTGGCTTACCACGCAATGCTGATGAGACAGACGATGCCTACAGGCAGCGCCTGATTGATCGAGCAAGAACCGAGGATGGCGATGGTCGCCGAAAGGACTATGAGCGGTGGGCGCGTGACGTTGACGGTGTGGGCGGAGCGGTAGCTATCGAAAAGGCGAGGCACGACCTGTCGATTGATGTGTACATCACAGACTTGGAAGGCCAGCCTGCCACTACTGAGCTCGTGACACTCGTTCAAGCAAAGCTGGAAGACAAGCGAAAGGCGCTGCATGATCTCAAGATCCTTCCAGCAAACCTATTCCCTGTAAATGTCGCTGTGCGACTTGTATTGCGAGCAGACGCAGTCCCAGAGAACGTACAGCAGCAAATCATTACTCAAATCAAAACCTACCTGAAAGGGCGCTCTCAGATCGTGTACCAGCAAATCGGAGCGCTCTTTTTTGTGGACGGGGTAGAGGACTTCGCTGATTACAAAATAAACAACGCAGAAGCCAATCTGACGGTTCCGGCTGATTCTGTTGCCACCTTGACCCTGGTGGTGACGACATGATACCTGAACGATACAGGCGCATGCTGTCGCCTCAATGGTACGAAAATGAGGTGGCAGAATATCACTTTGAAGGCACAGGCTCAACGGTAGATGCGTTCAACGTACAGCGAGAGGACCTCTTGCGGCAGTTTAGTCCGTGGTCCGCCACCTGGGCCCTCGATGTTTGGGATTGGATCTACTTCGGAAAAAAGCAGTTACTGAGCACAGAGGAACGGCGCAAGAATATCCAGCAAAAGCATTGGGCCTACCTCGGATTTACGCCAAGCGTACTGCGGGCAATTGGCTACAATTCATCGCTCTTCAAGCAAGTACAAATGGTAGAGGACTTCGATAAAAAGGTGATCCGGTACGTTTACCCTATCGAGGATAGGTTCGACACTAAAAACGCTGTGCAGGCTGTTGAAAAAATCCGTCCCGTTCACTGCAATGGGGTTTCCTTTGAGCCTGTTTCGCCGGAGGCAATCGAGTTGCGCGATATCCTGGTCGTTGGAATCAAAGAGTACCATCGCGTAAGCGAATTTCGGGCCGGGATGACTCCCATCAAACGATATGAGGAGGTAGTCAGATGATTACTCAAAGCTACCTACAAACCATACGAAGCGACTTGCTGGCACGGGTGACAGGCGGGGATATCCTGCTCAACGGCTCGGTTTCCGTACCTATTAATGCAGTCGCCATCTCTTCACATCCGATTGCAGGCATTTCGAATGCGATCGCACTGCAAGTATCGGCACAGCATGTCGCCAGTGTACCCGTGATCACTAATGCCAAGCTGAGAACCAGTATGGGTGCTGTCGTTGCGGAAAAGACCGCCACTATCAATATGAACGGGGCCCAATTCGTGAATCTGACCTTCGTTGTCGAAGTGAGAGGAGGAGTATAGGTGCCTTATCAAGCGAAAACCAATTGGCATTATAACGATCCGGTAACGGAAGTGGATATTAACCGCTGGGAACAAGGAATCAAAGATGCTCATGAAACTATTTCAGTTTTGACTGCGGACGTCTCTAACCTAAAAACTCGGATGAATACGCTGGAATCCACGCTGCCGGATGGCTTCACTCACAATAATTTCAACGATGACCTATCTTCAATTGACTCTATCAAAGTCATTCGAGGCTACTATAACGAGGCACAGAGCCGGTTGGAGGTTTGATTCCATTTGGAAGAAAAAGGGGTCGGTCACAACAACGGCCATTTACGATAGGAAAGGGGGAGGAACATGCCAGTAGTTACATTATCTAAAGCAAACTCTGTTACTAGAGATAACGAAATCAACACAGCAGTACCGTCAGGTAGTTATCCTTCGGGTAATC